CAATCGCAGAGCAGGAGACCGCCGCGGAGCAGGAGACCGCCGCGGAGCAGGAGACGGTCTCGGAGCAGGAGACGGTCTCGGAGCAGGAGACCGCCGCGGAGCAGGAGACGGTCTCGGAGCAGGAGACCGTCACAGAACAGGAGACGGTCGCGGAGCAGGAGACCGTCACAGAACAGGAGACGGTCTCGGATCCGAGGAGGGGTCATGGACGACGTGGAAATGGGAGCTGCTCCGGAAGAGGGCTATACGGGTGATTTGATGGAGCGGCACCACGGTCTTCAGGAAGCACTCGTGGAGCACGGTCTCCCGCACCTTGATGTGGAAACCATCAACGGAGTGTATGGTACGAGCAGAACGTTACGGGACATCATCAGACCGAGGAGTAGACGTCTCTACAGAGAGTGCCAACATGTGCAACCGCACTCGCTAAACGACCTTCCGACCGTGAGCAAGGACGGTTCACAAAGGTGGTACCAGGACGGTGAGTTGCACCGGGGCCTCGGCCCGGCCATGATCTCTCCAAACGTTGTTCAGAGGTGGTACCAGCATGGGGTGCTTCACCGGGGTGACGACCTCCCGGCTGAAATCTGGGCAGACGGTATGAAGGTTTGGTACGAAGACGGGCAGGTGCACCGGGGCCACGGCCGACCGGCCAGGACCCGAGCAGACGGTACGGAGATATGGTACCATCACGGGGTGAAGCACCGGGACGACGGCCCGGCAGAAATCCGAGCAGACGGTACGGAGGTTTGGTACCAGCGCGGGAAGGTGCACCGGGACGACCTCCCGGCTTACACCCAAGAAGACGGTACACGGATGTGGTTCCAGGATGGGAAGTTGTACCGTCCCGATGGCCTCCCGTGCCGGATCTTGGCAGACGGTACGCAGATGTGGTACGAGGACGGGGAGTTGCACCGTGACGGAGACCTCCCGGCTGAAATCTGGGCAGACGGTATGAAGGTTTGGTACAAAGACGGGCAGGTGCACCGGGGCCACGGCCGACCGGCCAGGATCCAAGCAGACGGTACGGAGATATGGTACCATCACGGGATGAAGCATCGGGACGACCTTCCGGCCGAGATCCGAGCAGACGGTACGCAGTTATGGTACAAGAATGGGGTGAAGCATCGGGACGACGGGCCGGCCGAGATCTGGGAAGACGGTACACAGATATGGTACAAGAATGGGGTGAAGCATCGGGACGACGGGCCGGCCACGATCTTGGAAAACGGTACACAGTATTGGTACGAAGAGGGTGAGCTGTACCGGGTGGAGCACTCCCGGTCGTAACCTACCAAGGTGCCGCTAGAGATGTTAAGAAATCTCTGAACTGGGAATTTGTTCAGCTTCGGATCTTGTGTCAAGTAAAACGAACCATTCATTATATTGACGTAAGTAAAAAAGCAATGCCAAAACAATCGCAGAGCAGGAGACGGTCGCGGAGCAGGAGACCGTCACAGAACAGAAGACGGTCGCGGAGCAGGAGACCGTCACAGAACAGAAGACGGTCGCGGAGCAGGAGACGGTCGCGGAGCAGGAGACGGTCGCGGAGCAGGAGACCACCGCGGAGCAGTAGACCGCCTCGGAGCAGGAGACCGCCTCGGAGCAGGAGACGGTCTCGGAGCAGGAGACGGTCTCGGAGCAGGAGACCGCCGCGGATCCGAGGAGGGGGCATGGACGACGTGGAAATGGGAGCTGCTCCGGCAGAGGTGATTTGATGGAGAACCCCGGTCTCCAGGAAGCACTCGTGAAGCACGGTCTCCCGCACCTTGGTGTGACAGCCATCAACGGAGTGTTTGGTACGAGCAGAACGTTACGGGACTTCATCAGATCGAGAAGTGGGCATCTCTACCGAGAGTGCCAATATGCGCAACCGCACTCGCTAGACGACGTTCCGACCGTGAGTGAGGACGGTGACGGTGCACAAAGGTGGTACCAGAACGGGCAGCTTCACCGGCGCGGAAACCTCCCGGCCGTGATCATCCCGTGCAGGGTTAAGAGGTGGTATCAGAACGGGAAGTTGCACCGGGGCCACGACCAACCGGCTGAAATCTGGGCAGATAATACACAGGTTTGGTACGAAGACGGGTTGATACACCGGGATGAGGGCCCGGCCAGGATCGAGAAAGACGGTACGCAGATATGGTACCAGCGCGGGGTGATACACCGGGATGAGGGCCCGGCTGAAATCCATGAAGACGGTACGCAGATATGGTACCAGCACGGGAAGAAGCACCGGGACGACGACCCGGCTGAAATCCATGAAGACGGTACGCAGATATGGTACCAGCACGGGAAGAAGCACCGGGGCGGAGACCGCCCGGCCGTGATCTGGGCAAACGGAACGAAACGTTGGTTTTATCACGGGACTGAGCACAAGGAAGGGAATCCGCCCGCCTCGCGCCACCTATATGGCTGGTAAATGTCATGGTACAAGGAGATGTCTATACCGAATAATCTCGGAACCGGGCATTGTTTTTTTCACATGGACAAAAAGATTTTTCAAATATGTGTCCGTACTTCCAGCACGGTTGGGTGTCTTGCTTCGGTTCTTAGGATTTTGATGTCCGCATTCCCCACACGTCAGGCTCGTATACGACTCGTTGAACACTTCTCCCGGCGTCTTTACTGACGCAAGGGGTCTCGGGGAATAAGACCTAAATGAGCAAGTTCTCAGACCTGTGCGGGTCTGAGAATTCGATCTGTACATGAACACAAGACGGGGAGTGATTAATTTGCGTTCGAGAGTGAATGTGTTGAATCGCGGTGTTTACGCCAAAGGTGAACTCCTAAACTGTCTTTGTTCTTGTAGACAAGGTCACAGTGTGGGCATTTAACGTCGCCTTGACCATTCCGCGAGTCGTTAAAACACTTTTTGCAGTGTGAATGCCTTCCATCTGTTGATGATGATTGGACAGAAAACTGTTCGACCGGTTTAATTTCCAAGCATTTTCGACACTGCTTTCGGTCAATCTTGATTTTATGTTTGGTTTTTGATTCCTGGGTTTGTGCAGTCTTACAGGGTTTACAGTAACAAGACAACCCGTCGGGTCGTCTCAAATCCTTGCCGAAATCAGTTTTGTCCTTTATTTTTTTGCATCGTGGGCACTGCTTTGTTGGTTGCGTAAGATTTTGAATCGTTTTTTGGAGTTTCTCACAGTGTTGCATCTCTGCAAAAGTACCGTCCCCTCGGTTCATCAAGTAATCGAAAGTTTGATCATAGTCGTCGATTTCCTCGTGTTCATACTTCGTGAGAGCTAAGTAGGACCGTACAAACTGGATGAGTTCAAAGACTGGGACATTGTAGATGCCCTCCCGATTCTCCTGCCGGTTTGTCACAAATGTATTCTGCACGGTTTCCTCAAGATTTTTGGCGTAGGGTGTAAAACAGGCGTACATAATTTTGAAGGTACACGGACTTGCTGTTAGATAATATACGGATCTTTCGGACAAATTCCCAGTGTAACCGGGCTTTGTGAAGGAATCGTGAGAACGATTCCCCATGATGTAAAAGCACGGGCCTTTCTTGAACTTATGCTGAGTGCGCTTCTTAAGGAGGGTTTGGTGTCTGCTCTCGAGCTGTTGTTTCTGTAGCTCAACCCCCTGTTTTTCAAGTTTGACAACCTCCAATTCGGCCGTTAATTTATTTACAATTGTCTGAAGCTCGGAGTCGCTCTTTTCTGCCCCAATGCTGACTTTGGTAGTCAGAAGCAGCTCACGTACCCACCTTGAGACCTGAAGTCCGAAATTTGGGCTACACCATTGGGCAAGATTGATTCCCAAGTCGGGGTGGACCCATGTTCCCTGTGCTCGATTTATTGAGTTTCCTTTGTACACTTCAACGCAGTTTTTAGTGCTGTTTGATACCTTGGAAATGAGCTCCTTGGTCTCTGAAAGTCTGGACCAGTTACCGATACGTTTCTTGACGACTTGACATAGCTTGGTAGCGTGGATGAAGCCGTCTTGTCTCGTCGGAATGGTTATTTTCTCACCGTTCTCAAGCGTGAGAACGCAGTGAAGGTAGTGTTCACTCTTGCTGTAGGAAACAGTTGTCATTTTGTATGTGGTTGTGTTGTTGTTCACTTACGACATTTATTTAGATCTCAATTTTGAATTCGATGAACTCGTATGTGATTAACACTTTTTTGACCGAATGATCGGGCAATTCGACGGTGATGTAATTCAGCGTCATCAGTGGTACCCGATCCAACGCTTCTTTTTCTCAAAAATGAAATGCCTGTCGGTCACAAAGTTACCGGGAATAGGGGTGGTTTTTCATACTGTTGTGCAGTATAAAAGAGAGTTGGATCGTTTTTCCGGCTTGACGGAGAACGAGTTTACAGAACTGGGAACGGTTCTATTACCCCCATGCTTTCACATGGGGCCAGACTATACCTTAAGCCCATCATCGATGTCTAGGACCAATAACCCGGTAGTCGTTGAGGGAGTGCCGTTTCCTTGCGTAACGGTTGTAGGCACTTTACCCGCGGATTGCCCAATCTTGAACGTTCACCCACAACTGTAACAACAAACTCGAAAAAATTGATTTTTGAGTTGAAGACACTTGTCTAAAAAACAATCATCGTATGCCAAATCCTAAAAAATTTGCGAAGAAATACAAATTTGAACTTGACCAGCCAGTCGACCCGAAAAATCGCAGACATTTAGGGACTTGTGTCTGCGGTACGAGAGGGTCAACTGCGTACTACAGTTTTGTGAAAGGAGCTTTCTGCCGCAACACGAGTTGCAAATATTTCCAAAAAGCCAAGCACCTTGATAGCGACGAAATGACCATGATCGTGATCGAAAAAAAGTGTCGTCTGCTTTCTCTCACGGGAACAGGGGTCAACACCGAAATCGAGTTCATTTGCTCGTGTGGGTTTCAGCAAACCTCACCATGGCATTTGTATGTTTTCAACGAGAAGAGGCTGTTGTCCCATCGGATATTTGTTGAAGCATCAGAGATTGATTTCTGAATCCCGAACATTTTATACTGCGTCTCAGTATAAAAGTAGTATATGTTGTAGTTGTGGGGTGACACCTGTGCTGTGTAGTGGTACTACAATACAGGGAAACCCAGTGCTCCACCAGAGATTCTGCGAATCTACCCCCCACCTTTCAATGGGGGACCGACTGTACCTTAAGCCGACTCAGGTTGATTAAACCTTCTACGTCGACCAACTCCCGTTCAGTCTGTGAGACCCTTTCATATCCTATCATAACGGACTTAGAAAGTGAGCCTGCGGATTATCCAATCTTTTTCGTTTTTACTGTGCCCTAGGTCATTACCCCGGGTATCAAATCGTGTTTCCAGCAATCTGAGTAGTAGAAAAAGCTCTAAGGACGTCCCCGCAACGAGGAGTTTCGCCGCTCGCCGTGCTCAAGCACAGCAAGCGACTAGGCGGTTACACTGTTTACCCCCGAACGTGTTCGAGGCAGCCGCCTGTTCGTCACCAGTCCCCAGTGGAGGAAGTCGAATGACGTTATTGTTCACTACAGTGCACAGATATTCATAGGTCTGTGCGAAATCCTGTCCTGACAGGGCGACACCGGACCCGGCGGCCCCCGTAATCGCGCCAGGTGATGCTTCGGGTACCATACTAACGTTAGTCAGTTTTCCGAAGTTGGTCGAGCCCATCGGATCCAGACATGTGAAGTCCAGGGAGTAGGAGTACATGTGGAACCCTGTGGCCAGTGGGATGACGGGCGCGCAGAACCAGGGGTTCATCAGGGAGAAGTAGTCAGACCCCATTTGGGAGAGACGGGCGGTGTTTTCGTAGATGAGGGATGTCTGCAGGATGGGGTCGACGGCCCCATCAGGTGTGAAGTCCACGACGGTTGCACCGGGAACGGGTGACGCGGCGGTGTAGTTGGACCACTCTCCTCCGAAGGTGGTGTTGCGGACAGAGAAGAAGGTGGCTTTAATTGCGTGTGAGAATCTGATATCATATGAGGGAGTGGGGTTGGTGCCGGGGGCGAATGTTTGGCGAGGCGCGGTTTGGACTTGCTCAATGAGGATGTCGCGGGGTGCGCAGGCCATTCGCTTACGTTCATCGTTAGATACGATGGCGTAGTTGGCCCAGACGTTGGTGTTTCCGAGGACTGGGGCAGCGGCGATGTCGGTGGGGACCGCGGGAATGGCGCGGAACTCGGCACCGGCGGCGGCGATGTTGTCGAGAATGAGCAGTTCGCTCCAGTTACGGAACGAGAACTGGATTCGCATGTCATTGTACGGAAGGGCGGCGGTGGGGAGGGCCACACCACTGTCACGACTGTAAAAGAATGGAAGGGGAAGGTTGAGAGTGAATGCTGGAATGGCAGCACCAGAGGCGTGAGGCCCTATCATGTCGTCCACGTTACCAATCATATTGTTATAACCATTCACCTTCCCGGCAGGCACAGTGAAGGCTGTCCAGAAGTCGAGATGGAAGTTGTCGAAACGAGCGGCAACGAGGTCGTTGAATGTGATGCAACACTCGCGGATGATGTTGTGCATGAAGTTACGTGTCCAACGGAGGCGACCGTTGGCCGCGAACTGGTTTCCGGGCAACAGCGTCACTGCAGGGGTCGTCAATCGAAGCCAAGTCTGCAACATGTAGTCGCCAGCCCTCGAAATCGAGACCGACCACTGCTGATCAAACGCTGGGGTCCCAGCCGACCTAGAGAGTACCACCGGGACCTGTGTAAACCATGTAGATTTACGAGTCTCCCGCACAAAGTACGCCGTCGCATCTGGACCGCCGTACAAGTACTTCTCAATCTCATCAAAGGTCGCAAGGTCGATGAACCCGGAGGTCACGTTGGAGTTGGATGTCGTCATTTTAGCTCTAGGCCAAGATAATAAAAAAACACAAAAAAATTACACACTCACAAAATACACCACCGTACTTCCCTCACAGACCGCTCCACACACTCTCCAAATACAACGTTTCACACTCGCATCTAACAGTTCCAACCCACACAAACACCACACCCAACATCAAACACATCACACCACCCACCTCCCCAACAAACACAACCCCACGACACACCAACCACACACAACACCACAAACCATAAACGACCGAAATCACCCACAAACACACAACGATCTTGCTAATTTTGATCTTAACAATCACTCAATCCAAAAACAAACGAAACAAACGAAACAAACGAAACAAACGAAACAAACGAAACAAACGAAACAAACGAAACAAACGAAACAAACGAAACAAACGAAACAAACCTCAATTCACCCATGGAATCGCCCTTGGCTAATTTCATCGCAAACCACTACCCCATCTTCGTCCTCGACGAAGTCGTCCTCGTCACACAACACAAACGCACTCTCTTCGTCAACTTCAACAGCATGTGCCACTCCATCGCAGACGCCAAAGTCGAACGATGGAAACGAGGAAAACACGCCAACATACTACTCACCTCCCTAAACGCGAAAGCCAGACCCGGCAGCGCCTTCTACGGGAGCAAAAACTTCGGCACCTGGGGATCCCTCGAACTCTTCGAACACTACGCCAACTGGGTCGGTGAAAAAACAAACAAACCCCTCCTCGGTACCCGCATCAAAAGAGACCTCCAAACCCGCTTCGAAAACCGACACGAACAATCCGACCCCTTCTTCCAAGAACTCAAAGTCGGCGGCACCCGCCGGTTCCTCCGTGCCAAACGAACAACCGGCCAAATCAACCTCACCGACATCACCACCGTCTACGAAGCCGACATCCGCCACTGGAAACGCACCGACGCATACAAGACCCTCGTCACCACCCACCCAACGTGCATCGACTCCAGCAACCAGTCCGTCGACGAATTTGGGACGCGGACCTCGTACGGAAACACCGTGGCGGCGAAGGCCCTACTCGATTGGTGCGGCAGAAAATGCGCGATCAACAAAGCGCTGAATGTCATCGTCCTCGACTTTATCAAACTTCACGACCCCGACGAGTACGAGGAAATCGAGTTCGAGGAGGAGGAGGTCGAGGAGGAGTTCGAGGATGAGGAAATCGAGTTCGAGGAGGAGGTCGAGGAGGAGGTCGAGGAGGTTGATGAGGAGGAGGTCGAG